CTACAATCCTATCAGAATTGTCACTTAAAAACTGAGCTACTTCCTGATGTTTTCCTTTTATGGCGATATTGGCTATATTAGTGATAACCTCTTTTATTATCTCGGTTTTTTGCACCTTTACATTTGTCTTTTTATCAGGGATTTTTAACTTGTAATAAGTCTGTGCAAAACTCTCAAGCTTTTTTAATTTTTGCTCAATGTCACTCTCTTTAAGTTCTATGAGTGCTTTGTCAAACTCCTGAATGAGGACAGATAAGAACATCTTCTCTTTATCTTCCGTTCCCTTTGGGTTCATGGTGTTTATGTAACGAAGCTCATCCCAATCTATACCTTTTTTAGAATCACTGTTTTTATAGTAGTAAACAGTGCCTCTCTCAACTTGGAGCAGACCAGCTATCTCACTTACACCGTAGCCATCTTCAACATAAAACCTTTTTGCTTTTTCTTTCTTTGTCATTTTTTATCCAATTATCTTTACTTTTAATTTCAGTTGGTAGATGAGGAGCTTCCCATCTCTTTTAATAGGCTTACAATTTTCAAGGTTGATATTTAAACAATCATTAACCTCATTTAAAGAGGTGTTTAACGAACTGTAAATCTTTTGCTTATCTTTGTTAAAAAGTGCTATTGCTACAAACAGAGTGAAGTGATAATCTATGTTAAAATTATTAGTGATACCTACATCATCAAATACTAGATAACTTCCCTCACGATTTATATCACTCTCAAGAAGCTTACATGTAACAGAGTCGGTTATGATTTTTTGGGCTTTATCTATGTCTATCATGAAAATGTTCTCCTCTGTCCTACTCGCCCATAACTAATAGGTGTAGCAGTTTCATCTGTACTCTCTTTGTATGGAGCTTTTTTTACAATAGCCATGGCACTCTCATACATTTTAAGTTCTATCTCTTGGATGTCGTTTTGTCTTACAAACAATAAAAACCTATAGTAAGCCAAATCAAAACGAATGACCTCTCCTACATCTTTATTCTGTATAAGTTCATCAGCTTCTGTAATAGCCTCAGTAAGAAGAGAGTCGATATTATCTATCGACTCCGAATCAGAGACTTGATTTTTTACTTTAAGTAAAAGTTTCTCTCTAATCATCTCTTAGCCTTTATGCTTCAGTGCCATCACAAAAGTAAGCTAGTTGCCAAAACGAATAACCTGCATTATCCATAGTATCAACACCGTAGTGAATCTTTTTAGACTTGAACATCTCACTATCATCACTTTCAATTGAAGCTTTTTTAGTGATTTGAATGATGAACGGCTTTAGTGGTCGTGAGTTGTCAACCAACGCCCAAGTCCCTGTAGCCATCTCAGGAACTACTACATACTCAACTAAATCTTTAGTCGTGTTTGTGCTACCACTAATTTGGTCAGATTTTAAAATCGTCATAGCAGTAGCTAAAAGGTCAGCTGCAATATAAACAAGAGTTGGCTTAATGCGATAAGGATTACCATTTTCATTTTTACGATTTAACATTTCACTATATACAGTCATCAGGTTTGCACTTGTAAACTTGAAGTCAGTTGTATTTGAATGAGATGTACCATCAACATCATGGTTAGCTGCAAAGAAATTTTTACCATCAAAACAAGTACCATTGGTAGTAATAAGTGAACCTATATAACTGTTGTAATGCTCAACAGATACATGAGCCAAATCAGTAACACGAGGCTTTACAAACCCTAAGTTATCAAAGAGTATATCATCACGAGAAACTGTAACACTTGCTTCCCAATCTTTTTTAGAGATTGTATATTTGTGTGCAGATAGGTCTTTTAAATCTCTATCATTAACCCACTCTTTCATAGCTGGAAAATCAGCTAACCAAGCATAATCAACAGTATGATGTTTGGTAGGAACTACAGTTGCATACTTCTCATAAGCTTTAGGTGTAGCTTTAAACGAATCATTGAAGATTTTATTTACACCTTTTGTTAAGTTTTTTACATTTTCAGCATTTACTAACATTATGCTACCTCCTCAATACCTAGTTGAGAAAAGACATCTTTCTCTGAATCACTTTGAGCGTTGTTCTCTTGATTTACATCTAACTCATCACCACGAGCTTTGTTCTCTTCTTTTTGTGTTTTCAGTGTTGCTAAATATGCATCTAGCTGATTTGGTTCTAAACTCAGTGCAAAATCTTTTTGTGCAGGGAGTAGTGAACCACCAGCAATTGCATTGTTTGTTTTTTCAGTTTTTAGAGTAGTAGTTAAACCCTCAATAGTTTTATCTTTATCAGATACCTGTGTTAGCAGAGTGTTATTCTCTCGCGTCAGTGTTGTGTTTTGATTTTTTAAGTCGTCTAACTCTTTATCCATACCCTTATATTCCTCTTGTTCATTTTGCTTGTTCAAAGCCTTACTTAATAAGTTTGGTTGATTAACCAATCCTACACCTACGATACTTACTACATTTCTATTTCTATCTATCATGTACTCTGGAGACAGATATCTATAGTGCTTGTTTTCTACTGCTGGTTTACCTAAGTCATTAAGACTTAAATCTGCATAGATACCATCACTTCTAATCTCTAATGAGTTTAAAGCGAACCAGCCATTAGCTTTAGAACCCCAATGATTTTCATTGAGCACGATGTCTATCTTGTTTTTTTGAGTGTTTTTAACTACCTCTTTGGCATCTATTATAAAGCCTCTGCCATCTACTCCAACGACATTACCAATAGGGGATATTTTTATCTTTTCGTCTTGCTTATAGTTTAGTTCAACCAACAACACAGTGTCTTGATTTTCATCTTCCATAGCACCTCCTCATCAATTTTTCAACAGCACAATTTTAAAACAATACTCTATTTAATACACCCCAAATACAGACTAATTGGGGGCTGTAGATATTCTTTTTTTCGTACAATTTTGCTAACGAACGATAAAGGATGATTTGGATGTTTACTACAGATTTAACACGTCTTATTAAGAACTTAATATCTATTGGAACTGTTAGTGAGATTGATGCAAAAAGAGCATTAGCTAAGGTAAATATATTAGGTCGTCCAACAAACTTCTTTCCAGTGCTTAGCATCTCTAACTCTTATAAAAGAAAGTTTACTCCCATAAAAGTAGGCGAACAAGTATTGGTTTTGTGTCCAAATGGGAATGCAGATTTTGGAATCATCATTCCCTCTATATTTAACAAAGGTTCAAGTGAGCCTGATGGAAGTAATGAAGATATAGAGATAACAGAGTATGAAGATGGAACTAGAATCTCTTATGATACTAAAGCAAAAGAGTTAAAAATAGATGCATGTGACAAGATAACTATTATATGTAAGAGTGCAAATATAACAGCAACGCAGCAGATAACAGTAACTACACCACTTGCAAAGTTTAGTGATGATGTAGAGATAGGAAACAACCTTAAAGTAGGCAATGAGATAGATGATAAGTTAGGAACACTCACAAATCATCAACATGCAGTTAAAGACCATGCAGTAGCAACTCCAAGATAATAGAAGGAAAATAAAATGGAAAATAGAATAGTGAAAATAGAAGAGACTCAAAAATATCATGCGCAAGAGATTAAAGAGTTAAAAGATTCAAATAAAGCATTAAAAGAGTCCTTTGATCTACTAACAGCAAATCTCACAGCTATAAAGAACTGGGTTATCGGTGGTGTTGCATTTGCAGTGATAGATCAAATAGGTCTTCTCTCTCTACTTAAAAGTTTACTTTTAAAGTAAGGGGATTGAGATGTTGAAAAATATTAATTTAATAGTTGGCACTGGCACTTTAACAAGTGATAAAGTCTACTTAAACACTCCTGAACAATCTTTAAACGACATGATTGAAACTCCAAAAGGTTCAAGAGTGATGCTCCCTACATATGGAAGTGCATTTTATAAATTGATTGACATGATTATAAATGACTTATGGATAATCAAAGCAAAAAAAGCAATTTTAGAGTGTACTAGATGTGAAGAGACTCTTGAACTTTGGGATGATCGTGTAGAGATTAAGAGTTTAAGTATATCTATAGTGAACAATGAAGCAGAGATAGAGGTTCAACTTGTTTAATAATAAATATAATTTACCAGCACCTACTGTTATAGAAGAGTTGAGCTATGAGAAAACCTTAAGTGATAATGTATCTTTTGCTAAAGAGCTACTTCCTAATTGGCAAGCAGTAGAGTCAGATAAGTACATGATACTTCTTGAATCCCAATCTAATAAAGAGTTACATTTTAGAGCATTCATAAATTCTCTTATCAAAAAAATGTTACCACATTACAGTAGTGGGAGTGATTTAGATAACTTTATCTTCGGTCTTTATGGAGGTGTTACAAGACTTAGTAATGAAAATGATGCAGAGTTCTTAGAGAGAGCGATGCTAAGTGTAAATCGTTTCTCAACAGCTGGTCCAACAAAAGCTTATGAATATCATACTTATAAAGCTGATGCACGAGTAGCAGATGTAAAAGTTATAAACGCCATCAAACCATTAAGCGAATATGTGTCTCTGTTTGTAGGGAGAGATGAAGTTGGAGTTTTAGCAGCACTTAAAGAGCTTATGGGAGATATGGCTACGGTTGAGATTTACATAGCTTCTAAGACAATAGTTGATGATAATCTTTTACAAATAGTGCAGACTGCTCTCAATGGGGAAAAAACAAGACCTCTGACAGATAGAGTACGAGTTTATGCAGCTCTTTTAAAAGATATTGTTTTAAATGTGACATTAGAAGTTTATGACTTAGCTCAAAGTACAACTATCCAAGAACAAATAAATAGTAACTTTCTTAAAGTTTTTAAAATTGGCGAAGATGTCATCTGCTCTGAACTTATCTCTAAACTACATATAAATGGTGTTTACAGAGTCGTTACAAACATAAACAATGATGTAATAATTGCAGATACAGAGATAGCAAAACTTAGATTAAATCTTAGTTTTGTCCAGGGAGAAGTAAGATGAATCTACTTCCACCAAATGCATCTACAGAGTTAAGAGCCTTTGAAGAGACACTAGAACAACAGCTTGTAAAACTTCAAGGAATCAGTTTAGACCTCAATCCACTTACATGTAAAGAAGAGCTTCTTCCACATTTAGCATTTCTTTATAGCTTAGATATATCTAGCTTGAGTGTTGAGGAGCAGAGACAATATGTTCGCAATGCATTTGAGATTAGAAGATATGCAGGAACTCCCTACTCTATGAAAAAAACATTTGAATCTTTTAACATAGATGCAAGTTTAGAAGAGTGGTTTGACTACGAGGGAGAGCCTTATCATTTTAAAGTAAGTTTGAGCATGAGAGATAAAGAGATAACACTATCTCTCGCAAACAAATTACGGGGACGTATCAATGAAACTAAAAACATAAGGAGTGTACTAGATGAGCTAATACTAAGTTATATGCAATCTCAAAAAGTTGTGGTCGCTAGTGGCGGTGTGGGTGAAGTTTCTATACATACTGAAATGTTAGAAGGTTATGAAGAAACTTTAAAAGGTTTACAAAAAATAAATATAGGTGCAGTCGGAGAAGTCGTATCTTATGCGAAAATGGAGGTTAAAAAATGGTAGGAAAAAGCATTATAACAGCTGATGGTATCAATGCCTTAGCTAATGCTAGTGCAAGTGGTACAAGTGTAAAGCCAAAGTATTTTAAGTTCAGCAATCAGGACCTGGTACTAGCCCCAAATCTAAGTGCTAGTGATTTAACTGGTTGGAGAACACAAGATATAAACCTTTACCAAAAAGTAGATGATAGAACTGTTGAATTTGTGTGTGGTGTCATACCAAGTGAAGCGGTTGATTATACACGAGTATGTGGCTTGTATCTTGAAGATGGAACTCTGTTTATGGTGGCTAAACCACCTTATCCATTTCCACCATCATTAAGACAAACTTTTAAAATTCAGATGGTGTATGAAGATATTACTGGGCTTTTAGATTTTAAATATGTGGCTTTTAGTCAAACAGAACAAGATTTAAGTTTACTAAATACAACGGTTGTAAGTGGTAATCAAATATTAAAAAACACTCTTAAATTAGAGAGAGTAAAAATACAAGGAGTAAGTTAATGGACTTAAATTTATTAAATGCAAATGTAGGTCGTTTGCTAACTAATATATGGGCTGTAATATCTTTTTTAAGAGAATTTGCAGTTGATGGTGCAAAAGATGTAAGTATCACTTATATTAATGCTGATGGTAGTGAAAGTGTTAAAACTTTTCCTAATATTGCTAAACAAATTGATAGTTTAGAAATTTGGAAAAATGAATTTATGTCAAAACACTCAATTAATGACGGAAATATCGGATGTACACATTTTAATATTGCTACTAAATTTACAAGTAGTAGTGGTGCTGGGTATGTTCATATTAAATTACCCATTAGAGTCAATACTGATGTAGATATGTTTAATATCGCATTAAGAGGTCACTCTTATGGACAAAGTTCGGTATTAGATGCGAAATTCGTTGGTTATAGTTATGGAGAGAAGGGACTGATAGGTGTTGGAGTTAGAGGAGTTGATAGTCCAACTGTTTATACCTCAAGTGATGGATATGTTGTATGTAGAGTTAGTTTATATAGTATTTATTATACGACAGCAGTTGTAGATAGTATTTTTGTTGGAAATGGTAGAGCTTTTAATAAAGGCGATATAACAGTAGAAATCAATACTTCTACGAATATATAAAACGAAGGAAAATTATGAAAAGACCTGAATTAACAAAAGATGAACTTTTGAAATATAAAATAAAAGTTTTACAAAAAGCTTTAATAACTCTATGTGATAATAAACAGCAACAAATACAAGAAATGATACTTGGATACAAAGCTACACCAATGCAAATAGAGAGATACAAAGATAAGTATGAACGAGCTAAGGCTGGTGAGTTTGATACAGATACAAACAATATCATTATCACTAAGCACGAACAATATGTATCAGCTATTAGAAAGTTAGTAGATTTGATTGAATACTTTAGAAGTGCTGTGGATGATTTGATTGTTGCTGAACAACTTGATAAAGCAAACGAGCTTATAAAAGCTGCTGAAAGCTTTGGTGCTGATACAACACTTGAAGAGATACAAGGGTTGTTAGGATAATGCTACATACAAAGGAACATACAGCACTTGAAATTTTTGAAGCTTTAAAAATATCACCTACTTTAGATGGTAACTTTGTATTGCTTGAAGATTTTAGGATTGATGGATATGTGATACAAAAAGGTTATAAAACAAATGGTGCAAATGTTCCTAGAATGTTTTGGTCATTTATACCACCTTTTAAAGTTCAAAATCTACCAGCTGTTGTAGTTCACGATTGGTTATGTGATAAAGAAAAATATGTTGAGGCTGATAAGTTGTTTGAAATACTTTTAAATAAGTTTGACTTAGAACCTCTAAAAGATGAAATGGTATTTGCTGTTAAGAAGTACCATAAGTTTAAATACAAAATTTAGAAAAAGGAAAAGAGATGAGTAAAAACAGAGGAGTTGTCGGTAGTCGTAGTAGTTCGAGTGCTAGACCTATAAGTATAAAATCTACATTGCCAATAGCATTAGTGCTAACAAGTAGTGTAGTTACCGCTGGGGTATATGGATTTGACAGTCCTAAAAAGGCTATAGATTTTTTTGAGGCTGAATTTGTCTTAAATAGTGATAGTGGGAATCTTATCAAATATCTTGATATTGGTTTTGATATGTTTAACCTTACCGTTCCAACTATTGTAATTGTAAGTGAGGTAGATGCAGATTTAGCGTTGCATAAAGCAAACTTTATCAATGCAATTAACTTAATCAAAAAGTCAGCTTCAATGAAAAATGAAGCCAAAAGTGATGGAAGTCCTATTGGCTACAAAGTAGATATTGTTGCTTGTGGATTTGATAGCTTTGATATGGATGTCAATAATGCGAACATAAATGTATGTACAGCTTTAAATGCAAGAACACACATTAATCTCTTTGCAGATGATAACGGTGCAGCTATAGCAAAACGAGATTCGTTTGGAAGCGATAGAGTAACAGTCGCTAAATGTTCACTTGATTTGTTCAACACAGACACTGCATCTACAGAAGAATATGATAGTGGTGTACTTCTAGGTTGGCTTAGATGTGCAGTAGATGGCAGTGGTGCAACAGGCTATGCAAAATCTATAAGTAATCGTGTACTTAGTGTGAGTGGTGTTACAAGTCCTAGTGAGTTCTATGCTGGAGCATTAGATGAGACAGACCCCTTGACTTCAAATCAAATTATGAGTTTCATTCATTACAAAGGTTTTCGTACATGGGAGTACGCAACTACATCAGCTGATGCAATTTGGCAAGATGCAAGAAGAGTGAGAATTACAGACCTTGCAATCGAAGCGGTAATTGATGGTATCTTTTTTGCGATTGATACAGACTTAAATGAACTGAACTCTGCAAAAGACAGCATGAGAGGTTTTATGAATGGTCTCATAGGCGATGATGTGATGATAGGCTTTAGTGTGGAGCTTGATTTAGAACGAACTACAAAAGAGCGAATTACAGCTGGGGAGTTTTACTTCATCATAGACTACCAAGAGATGCCAAGTCCAAAACTTATCCATGTAAATTTCAACCGTGTTGATAGATACTCGGGTGTAGTTTATAAAATTATAAATAACTAAGAAGGGAAACGATGAAAAATCAAGCAAGTCATGTAATAGTAAGGTCAGATGTTTATGTAGTTGGAGTTGGGTTTATAGGTGTAGCTACCTATACCTCTCCAGAGTTAAAGTTTAAAAAAATCACTAACACTGGTGGAGCTGGAGAGTATGACCTAGTGTACGGTGCAGTTGAAAAACTAGAAGCGAGTGCAAAGCTTACTGTTACAAATCCAGTTCTTTATGAAGCTGCTTTACTTCTTAATGATGCAAAAATTATCTTTAGTGAAGCATTAGCTACAGAGGATGGAGCGAAAGGTCGTAGAGATGTTCTCATAGGTTCTGTTGACATAAAAGAGAATGAATCTAAGCCTGGCGAAGTTAAAGAAGCTGAGATTAGTATGAGTCCGCACTATTGGTTAAAAGAGAGCGGTGGGATTCCACTTATAGAGATAGATAAGAAAAAAGACATTGTTAGCATCATGGGTAAAGATGTTTTAGAAGAGATTAGAAAAGCTGTAGGAGCATAATCATGGCAGAGAAAAAAACAGAAAAAAAAGTGTTTGGTACGGTAACTTTAGAAGATGGAACTGTTGTTAAGATGAGAAAACCAAAGCTTAGAGATATAAAAGCGATAAACGGTATAGAAGACCCTTTGATGAAAGAGTCAACACTTATCTCTAATCTCTCAGGCATCACAATTGATAAACTTGATGATATGGACTTTGATGATTACTCGTTGTTGTCTGAGGAGATAAATACTTTTTTGTATTCTACTGGGAAGATTGCAGAAAAGGGATAACTTTAATATCTTTTGTTTTGGGCTTCTCTTGGCTTGATATGATTGATATGGATACGGATGATTTTAGCTACTTCGTAGAAGAGTCTAAAGAGATACAGAAAAGTAAAAATCAATAATGCTTGAGGTGGGATAACCCACCTCTTAAAAATAGATGAAATAATGCGACACCAAAGGCTACTAGATATGTAACTACTGGGTCGTTGTTTTGAAAGAAATACGCAACAACAAAAAAGGTAAACAATGGCACTGCAAGAGTTTGGGATAGGGGTAGTAATAAGCGGATTGGTAGCTTCATCTTTTAAGTCCTCATTCAAATATGTAAATAGTAGTATAACTAAAATAGATGAAGAGATAGCTAATCTATCAAAAGCTAAACTTGACATAAAGAATTTTAAAAAACTAAAAACAAATGCCAAAGAAAACAAAAATGAACTTCACAAACTAGGACTCTCCCTTAAAAAAGTAGGTATTGATACAAAAAATTTAGATACTGATACTAGAAAACTTAGACTAGGATTGGTTAATTTAAAAAAAGCCTCAAAGATAGATATAAAAATCACTGGTATAAAAGACCAATTTGCACAGCAAAAGGCATCTATCGTAGGGCTTGGGGCTTCTTTATATGGGCTCACAAAACTTGCAGGAAGTGCAAATAATGTTTTAAAAGCACAGGGTGAAATAAAAAGTTTAGACATCAGCACAAAAGGAATAGATGCTATTACAAAATCTGGTCATAACTTGTCATTGCAATTTGGACAAATTACTGCACCTGCTTTTATAAAAGCATCTTATGACATCAAGTCAGGTATTGCATCTCTTAGTGATGATGGTGTTAGAGATATGACAAAGTTTGCAGCGGTAACCGCTGTAGCTACAAAATCAAGTACAGCTGAAATGACAAAGCTATATGCACTTGGTTATGGGATATTTAGAAAAGATTTTTCAAGTGATATGGACTTTGGTAAAAAGTTTAGTGGTGCTATAGCAGGGGCAGTTCAAGCATTTCGTACAGATGGTTCAGACTTGAGTCAAGGAATAAGTAATATTGGTGCAGCTGCTAAAGCTATGGGGGTATCTTTAGAAGAAGAACTTTCAATTATTGGTATGAGTAAGGGAGCATTTAAT